CACGTCGATCGCAAAGCGTCCGGTCAGGCTCATCGGTAGCTACCCCACTTCGCGTTATCCAAGAGTGCCTTCACGCCGAAGGGAATCTCGCTCAGGTTCACGGCGTCCGCCGCCATCCGCCGCTCATACCACATGCCCACGAGCCACAGGATCGCGTTGCGGACCCGCTGCGGGACCGACGACCCACTGGCACCCATGCCGCCCCACCAGCTCACGGTGACAGCGTTGTAATCAAGCAGGTGCGAGGGCCACGAGCTGTTGTAGAGCGTACGGATGACGCCGGGCGTGCTGTCGCGATCGACCCGGTACTGGTTCGTTGCGAGCGTCGCCGTGCTCTGGTTCTCCAGTGTGTACGTCACCGTCACCGCCGTGACCGTGCCGCTGCTCGCCATCGGCGGGCGGGGCAGCTCGATCTCGTGCGGGAACGCGTCGAGCGTCATGCGGTACTGCGTGTGCACGAACGTTTCGTCGCAGTACGCCTCGCACCACTCACGGGCCGCCGTGATGAGCGACGAGATGTACGCGTCGTCTGTGGTCGTGTCCACGCGGCAGTGGGCCTTCGCCTCCGCGAGCGTGACCGGCTCAACCGCTGGCGGCGTCGTCGTCGTGAGGCTTCGATACTGCACGCTTCGTCCTCCGCGGTGTGGCGTCAGCACGCTCAACGTCGTGCTCGACGCTCGCCGTCTCGATCAAGTCCATCTGGGCAACCCGCTTGGCGATGCCGTCGCGGATCAGCCGGTGTGCCGTCTCGTCCTCGCAATCGACGACCTTGCCAACGGTGTACGTCGAGTAGTTGGTCAGTAGTTCTATTTTCATGATCCGGGGGCACTCCATGCAGTTTTCGGGCGTCCATTCGCGGTGTAGTCACCGACGTACTGAAAAACAGGGGATTGCAAATCCTTGCCGGGCCACACCGCCACGTACTCGCCGTGACCGATTGAGACCCGTGGCGAGACGTAGACCCGGTTGCCGGCGGACTTGAACTGCCGCCAGAACCAGATGTCGGCGTCCGTTCGCCCGTCGCCGTACTCGCCCTGGGCGTTGGGCTGGTCCTGAAACCACGGCTTCGGTGTCCGCTTGAGAGCCTTTGTCGAGATGACCGTGCAGCCGAAGTGGGCGCTATCCACCTCCTGCACGGGCTCGGCAAACCACGACAGCGGCAGCTCCGTCGTGCCCGGTCCCGGCGGCGGGTTGTCAAGCTGCCCCGGCAAGGTGAACATCGGGCGGCCGTCCTCCCGCTTCACCTGGAGCGGAGCCAGGGCGTCGCACTGGAGGGCCATTGCCATCGCGATCAACTCCTCGACCGTCTTGCGATCCCAGAACGAATCGTAGTCTGTGCAGAGAATGTATTCGGTGGAGTCTAGGAACTGCTCCATCATTCGCTGGAGCACCTGCCCCCAGAGGGCTCCCTGCCCGAGCGTGGGCCGGATGTGCAGCGGCATGAGCGCCTGAATCCAGCCGAAGATATTCGCCAACGGGCCGAACCGTGGAGCACTCAGGACACACTCGACGCGAACGTCCACGTCGGTCGAGCCAACCTTCACGATCATCAGGGGAGCCTCCAAAAGCGAAACGGTCGGCAGGACGCGTTGCCCTGCCGACCGTTCACTGTGTCGAGGCTGTCAAGTTCAGCCGCTGTACTTTGCGAGCACGCCCATCTCGGAGGCGCTGTCGACGCCGACCTCACCCTTGCCGAGCCGGGCGACGATCGTGGTCGCGAGGCTGGTCGCCGGGGTGGCGTCCACCTTCACGTACCGCCCACGGCCGCGGAGGTCGATGTCCATGCGGACGATCGACGGCGAGCTCGTCACGGCAGCCGACGCCGCCGGAGCCGCGACCGTGTAGATCGAGGCACCCGCCGTGGTCGTCTCGCCGCCCGAGAGCGTCAGGACGTTGAGGATCGACGCCGCGGTGTTCGCCGGGGTCGCCGACACCGCCACGATCACGTCAATCGACGCGTAGTCATAGCCGAGCCGGTCAATCGTCAGGGTCGCGGTGCCAGCCGCCGAGGTCACGGTCGTGCCGACCACCGTCTTGCTGTTCTCAAGGAAGTTCACGATTCAGGGTCTCCTTAGTGGGTCAGGGGTCAGGCAGCGAACTTGAGGGCGACGAGCGGACCGGCCTTGCTCGTGTCGCCGAGGTCGTGAGCGACCATCGCAACGCGAGCCGTGGCGAACGTCAGGAGCTGGTCGAACTCGATGAACCGGCTGGCATCGGTCTTCACCGACACCTCGCGGCGGACGCCGTAGGTGGCAGCCTGCGAGAGGTCGCCGAAGAGGCAGGCGATCTGGCTCGCCGTTCCCGACAGGCGGCTCTCAAGCGGGTGCACCAGCTGCACCGGGAAGCCGAGGAACTGCAGGTTGGCACCACCGGCCACGTCGGCGACGTTGTTGCCCGAGGCAGCGACCATGAGCCGCAGCATCGAGGAGCCGTAGCCGGCCGGGCTGATGTACCACTTCGCGTTCCGGCGGGCGTACAGCGGGAGCCGAGCCACCACCGCCGTAAAGTCGGTGAGGGTGAGGTCCGCGAAGATGTCGTTGTTGGTCGCGGCGGTCACGACCGACGCGGAGTGCGTGCCGTCGTTGATCGCCACCGCGACACCCGTGGTGCCGTGGTAGAGAGCCCCGTTGCCGGTGCCGATGAAGCCCGAATTGTCGAAGGCTTCGGCGAACGCCTGGGCCACCTCGACCGCCATCGCGTCGGCGAGGTTCACGACGGAATCCTCAACGAGCGACATCGGAACGCGGTTGTCCACGCCCCAGAGCTTCGCGACGAGCTGCACGTTGTCGAAGGTCACGTCCGAGGTCGTCGGAGCGGCGTTCTCGCCGATTGCCCGAGCCGACAGACCGCCGGTGCGACGGGCGATGAGCAGCGTATCGCTGTTCATGCTGACGTTGCGGGCGTTCGCCGGGAAGGCACCGAACTCCTCGACGAGCCGGATGATCTCACTCGACAGCTCGGGATTGGTCAGGGCACCACCGAGGCTGTTGATGCCGCCCGCCTGGGCCCGATGCTCAACGCCGTGATCGTGGCACCACCGACGGGCTTCGTCGTCACCGAGGAGCGACGCCTTGATCGACATGCCAGCGCGGTACGCCCGCTCTTCGCACTTGAATCCGCGGAGCGGACGGGACGACTTCGGAACGGCGTAAACCTTGGCTCGGCTCTCCACGGCGGGGGCCTCCTGGACTTCGGGGGTTTCGATCTTCTTGGCGGGGGCGGCCCGCTCGATGACGGCACGCATTTCGAGTTCCTTGGCCTTGGCCCGCTCCAGCAGCTCGATCTGCGAGCGGAGCTTGTCGGCCTTCTGCTCAAGGGAGCGGAGCGACGCTTCCTGCTCCTCGGACATCTCCGCGGGCTCCATGCCCTCGGGCGTCTCGGTGGTCGCCTCCATCTCAGCGACGACGGCGGCGAGGTCTTCGAGCAGCTTCTTGAGCTTGTCCACGTGTTCGCTCCTATGTTCGGGTCACGGCGTCAGTCGCCGTCTATCCCGAACCTATGGAGCGAACCCCCGACCCATGCAGTTAGACGGGGGCGTTAGTAAACGACCGTCGGGCGATCGCCGTGGCGGGAAGAATCTGTTTGTCCGTGCAGCCGCACTTCGGACACCGCAGGTAGCGGGTCTGGTAATCGCCCGAACGCTGGCTCGATGCGACCGCAAGCCGACCGTCTCGGCATCGCGGGCAGGAGTCGCCACTACTTGCCATGCTTTGCCAGGTACTCGCGGAGCTCGCGGGCCTTTTCCAGCGTGGCGACCCGCTTCGCAGCGGACGCGGACATCTGCTGCCGGAATGCGTCGAACGACCGCTTCGCCACAGTCACGTCGGCGTCGGGGTACGCTGGGAACGTCACCGGGCCCACGTCGATGAGGGTGTCGATCTTCGTGACCGTGCGGATCGAACGTCCATCCTCCACGCTCCACGAGTCCCCGCCGGGAGCAACCTGGAACGAGAACGACGACCCACGCACGATCCCCGCCTCGATGTTCGCGGCGAGATCACGCCCGTAGGTCGTGTCGGGCACCGGAAACTCATACCGCAGGCCCACCTCGTCCACGTTCATTCGCAGCGTGCCGGGATACCGGGCAAGCGGGAAGTTGGCGTCGTGGTTCCACAAGGCCCTGGTCTCCAACGGCTTCTTCCGGCCTCGACGCTCCGCGACGATGCCAAACGCACCGGGGTCGATCCGCTCCACGAAGTCACCCAGGTCGAGCGAGTTCACGCCGAACTTCGCCGCGTAGCCCACGATCCATCGGGATTCGGGCTGCCCGTCTTCGCACCGCGTCTCGATGCGGAGCAGGGGGAGCTCGGTCGTTTCCTCTTCGTAGAGGCTGCGGCGTTCGATTGCCATGCTTCGGTTCTCCTCGTCTGCGGCGTTCATCTGTTCCACCAGTTTGCGGCTCCAGGCGTAGCCGGCGTCGCCTCCCCACAAAGCCCAGGCAATACGCCCGTTCGATGGGAAACCGTCCTCGCCGGGGCTCCAGCCTTCGCCTTGCTTGTCGATCTCATGCCGGTCGAAATACGCCTTCATCCGGCGAGCGGTGTCGGGCGAGATGTTCACTCCGTTCGACAGGTCACGCCCGCGAGCAATGCCGACCTCAGTGCCACCACGCCCGTACTCGTCACGCCACGCGAGACCCTTCGCCGCCTCCTCGCGGACGCCAGCCGGCGGCGTGAAGTCGATGTGGTCATACCTCGCCGCCATCGTCCGCCTTTCGCTTGCGTGACTTCCGCTTCGGCTTCGGCTGCTCTGCCGCCACTTCCTCGGCAGGCACCTCGGGCTCTGACCGAATGAACTGCGGGCTGTCATCGACCCAGACATCGACCTCGATGCCCGCCTCTTTCGCGGCCTCGTCCTTCATTCGCTCACCCACGAGCAACACCTGCGAAAACGCATCGGCGTAATCGCCCAGCGTGTCCGTCACGGTCTGGCGATCCTCGGGCGTGTCCTCGCGACGGCTCACCATCACGACCGTGTTCCCGTCCGCCACCGCCTTGCGGGCGAACTCGCCCCACAGCTGCGGGTCGGCCGAGAACGTCCGGTCGAAGTCGATCGAGAGCGTCAGGGCACGGGACTCTGGCTCCGACCGCTCCTCTGGTTCTGGCGGCAGGCTCCGCTGCGGACGGTCCATCTGCACTGGCGTCGTGCTTGTTCCGGCGACAATCGCCGCAGCGTTGCCGGGCGGGATGCCTGGGAACGCAGACACGATCAATGCCTGGGCACCCTCTGCGGTCAGCAGGCCAGCGTTGTACTGTGCCACGATCTCGAGCAGGCTCGACACCTGTGCCCCGTTGAGCGAAACGTCGGCAATCTGCGGCCCCTCTTCCGCCACCGGCTCGGGCGTGGTCGCGCCAGCATCGGCGGGAGCCTGGTCGCCGGCAACAACGTCTGCCACCTGCTCTTCGCCAACCGCCTTGTCCAGAGTCTGCATATTGAGTTGCACGAACCGGACATCCCCGCCTTCAACCGGATTCAGGTTCTCGGCGGCCCGGATCTCGTTGACACTCAGCACGCCAAGATTCCACATCGCGTTGTAGTAGCTCGCCCGGCCCGCGGCGTCCGCCCGCAGGGCACCACGCACGTCGAACTCCGCGAAGAGCTCCTCGTCGTCCACGAGGTCACGAGCGATCGCCGACTCAATCCGACGCAGCCAGGGCATCAAGCCGTTCTGCACGTAGTCCAGCGACTGCTGTTCGATGTTCGAGAACGAAGAACGCGACAGGTCGCCCACAAGGTGCGGAGGAACGCCGTAGACGCGGCAGACCTCCTCGACTTGGAACCGGCGGGCCTCCAGGAACTGGGCTTCCTGGTTGTTGCCGCCCAACTCAGAAACCTTCAGCCCGCCTTGCAGCACCGCCGTCTTATGTGCCCGGTCCGGCCCACGGTGTGCCCGCTCCCACTGGTCCCGCGTGTTCATCGCCGCCTCGGGCGAAAGCGTCTGATCCGTGGAAAGCACGATGCCAGGGCGGGCACCGTTCGCGAAGAAACTCGCCCCGTGGATCTCGCACGCCCGAGCGAGCCCGATGGCATCCTTCGCCAGCTCCACCGGTACCATGCCGTTCACGCCGTCGTCGCTCAGCCACCGCAGGTGCATGATCGCGTCTTGAGCGTAGACCGTGCTCCCGCCCGACGCCTCCCGGTACGTGTATCGAAGACGCCCGTTCTCGATCTGCTCCACCTTCATCCGAGACGGATGCAACGCCACCAACTGCGTCTGCGGGCCCGCACCGGAAATCTCCACGAACGCCTG